TAGAAGAACCTCCAGTTGAGGCTGAAGAGCCACCTCTAGAGGCTGAGGAACCACCTGAATTAGCGGAAGAACCACCTATCCCAGTTGAGGAACCACCTCTTGAAGAAGAAGAACCACCCGCAGAAGTAGCACAATTAGATGAAGTAGATTTAGAAACTCTTGCACCTGAAACACCAGTTCAATTAGACAATGGTGTAGTGCTTGAGGCTGGCACAATAGTAGCCCTACAGTTATTAGAGAATCCAGCAGAGTTAATCTCAGCAATTTTTGAGAATCCAGCAGCAGTTCTTACTGCTCTCTCAAACATTGGTGCTGATATGTCTGAAGAAGAAAGAACAGCATCAGAAAATACAATCATCGCATCTGTTATTGCTAGTCAGGCTGCTATTAATGCAGTAGGCGTAGCCTCTGCTACAACCGCAAGAACAGCCACACCTACAGGTGGCGGTACTAACGTACCAACCAATGACAATATTAAATTATTAAGAAGGAGAAAGCCTTGAATATATTAAAAGATATGGTTCAGCAGTTATGGACCTTACTAGGTATGTTTATTGCATGGGTCGTATTAACTGGCTCAGCAAAAACTGTAGTCGGATATGCAATCATACTAACTCTGGTAGTCTGGGCAATTACTTATCGAATAAGAAACGGGGATAACGAATGAATGTAGTAGACATAGCCAAGTCTCAACTTGGATACCAAGAGGTAGGCAAGAACAATGACAGTATGTATGGCAAGTGGTATGGATTAAACAACAACCCTTGGTGTGCAATGTTCGTGTCTTGGTGTTTTGACCAAGCAGGATTAGTATCTAAGATAGCAGCCCAAACTAAAAAAGGATTTGCTTCTTGTGATGCGGGACTTAAATGGTTTATTAAAAATAATAAAACTGTGCCAGTTGGTAAGGCACAGGCTGGGGACATAGTTTTCTTCCAGTTCGATGACGATGCACAGGCTGACCATGTTGGTATATGTGCTAGTAATGACGGGAAGAAATACCTTATGGTCTATGAGGGTAATACCTCAGGGGATACTAAGGGCAGTCAATCAAATGGAGATGGTGTGTATCTAAAGAAACGTGCCTACTCCCTTGTAATGGGCGTTGCTCGCCCTTAAGGATGGAATATGAATACAACTAAACTAAAAGCAATTGCAGTTTCCTATGCTCGTGCTGGCTTTGCTGCCGTACTTGCACTGTATCTTGCTGGAACTACTGACCTAAAAACATTAGCATTAGCAGGTGTTGCAGCAGTAGCAGGACCACTTCTTAAGGCTTTGGATTCCTCAGCCACAGAATTTGGTCGCGTTAAGTAATAGTTAATAAAGAAAGAATCCCCCACCCAGTATTACTACTGGAGTGGGGGTCTTTTTTGTTTTCTAGATAGTTCCCCTCTACCTAGCCAACTCTTTGATTGCCTGAAGAATTAGTTCAGGTTTAATTAAGTAACCCTTACTGGGGTTAGGTTCTATATTACAGGTAATAGGATGTCCCCATAGCGTAACAGCATGACGGAGTGCTGCTATAGGGACAATGAAAGTTGCTCCTTCTAATACAAATGCCCAGTACTCTGCCTTAGTTGCAGACAATCCTGATGGATACCACTCTTCATTATTGTGTGACCAGCATACGGTTTCTATATATAAGTTGCCAGTGTTTTTCCACTTAAGGTCTGTCTTAACCTCAATGGTTTTGCCACCAGTTAATAGTTCATTAACTAATGCTTCGCCTTCATGGCCAATTGATAAATCTAAATCAAAGTCAGATAGTTTGCTCATAATTACATTTTAAATATAGAGTCTGGAACAACTGTCTTACCAACTATCCCACGTTTTCTTCTATATTTATCCCTTTCTTGCTTAGTAGTACCTGCCCATATTCCATGTACTAGGTGTTCCATTGCGTAATCAGAACACTCGACTTGTACTGGACAAGTATTGCATATCTTTTTTATATAATCAAGGTTAGCGTAATGACCTTTTTCTTCTGTAAAAAATATCTCCACATCAATACCTGTACATGCTGGAGTATCACTGAATCTCATTAGCCCCCCGTAGAATAGAAACCACCTGTTTTAAAGTGGGTTGGTATAGGAGACCATACACGAACCATTAGGTTACCGCAAGAGGTACAAGGTGGTGGAGTAGGTTCATTAATTTCAACAATCTTAGTACATACTTTACATTCAAAGTCATAGTAAGGCATCAGTCACAATCCATTCCTATATTATCTATTGGTGTAGGTAGGGTTACTAGTGAACCACAGTCTACACATTCACCATCTAGAAAGTAAAATGCTATCTCGCCTTCTTCAAAGGCTACTATGGCTGTAAACAATTGTGAACCACACATACAGATATCCCCAATGGGATGTCCTCGTAGGTCCATAGCATTGGTGTAGTCTTTCTTAAATAAACTACTTATTTCTTTAGGTTCTTCAGTCATGTTCTTCTTCATTTTCTTCTTTACTTTCTATAACATCTGGCTCATTGTATGTTCGCCATCCGCCTAGTATTTTTACTAAAGAAGATAATGCACGGTTAACTTTCATACGTGCACCATCAGCAGAAGTATCAAGTTCCTTACCTAAGTCACTCCACTCGTAACTTTCTGCACTAAATTTTATTCTTAAAATATTTTGTTTAGCCTCTGCTAGTCTGTTGAATGCTTTCTCTATGTCTGACCGTAGAACTAACCAGTTGTTACCATCTGTTACCTCACCTGATTTACCAAACTTAAAGTTAAGGTCTTTGATTTTGCTAGGTATCTCATATGTATTACCTATGATAGATGGAAGGAATGCTTCTATAACTGTTGGGTCGTAGTAATATAAATCTGATATGTCATAGCCAATTTTTCTGGCCTTCTCTTGCTCACAATATTTAAGGGCTGCATTGCGTAGTGACCTAGCAATTAATCTTTCTTTATCTTTAGGTGGTAACTTAGACCACTCTGTATATTTAACTGGATGAGTAAGAAACCATACCCATAGTACTTGTCTTATATCTTCTGCTTCTGTAACTGGATACTTTCTATAGTATTCGGACGCAAGAGTAGAGACGAGCAACTCGTATTCATCTACCCATACATCTGTCATATTTTATTCTATGCCTTCCCACTGTCCTCTTTGTACCAATAGTCCTATTATGGCATAGTTAGCCAGGTCTATGAAGGTATCTTCAATAGATTCATAGTTTGGCGTGGCGCCTTTATCAGCCATGTTATTCAGACGGGCTAGTTTGTCATACATCCTAACACGCAGCCCATTCATCGCCCCGCCAGGAGCGAGGGCAATATTCAACGGACCGTAGTCTTCCTGCTTCTTAAGGATAATAGTTTTTAATTCATTAAGAATTGTATCTACATCACTTGGGTTCTTCATCTAACATCTCCTTCATACTAGAGTCAAATTGTTCCATTGCTGCTGCTACTTGTATCTCGTCAGTAAATTGCTGACCTTCTCCTATGCTGCTTGCATATATAACTGTGGCTAATAGTGAAAGCATTTTCATAGCACTGTTTGGGTCATCATCTACTGTTACATATATATCTCTTAACGCATTAAGTATATCTAATCCCTGCCCATTAGATATTTGTAGACCAACTAACCTTTTATTTTCTCCTATGAAATCCCATAATTGTTCATCACTTTCCCAAACATTTTCTGATTCGCTCATCTATCCATTCCTTTCCTTCTTGTACTATGATGCTGTTAACATCATGTCCTTCTGGCATTTGCATTAGATTAACATTGGGTAGTTCTCTACTTAGTTTTTTACCAAACTCTAAACCAGCATTGTCTCCATCTGCTAAAACAATTACTGTTTCAAAGTCATCTAATATCTTACTGTAATAAGGTTTCCAATTGTTAACTCCAGGTATACCAATAGATGAGTGTGTTGTCTTAGCCTCTAAGATTATTGTATCTAACTCACCTTCAGTTACACATATATAATTGCCAGCAGTTAGTACTGTCTGTGCATTAAACATTGTAGTCTTAGCCCCAGGTATACCCATATACTTAGGTTCATCTGGATTGTTGTTAAGAGTTCTGAATCTTATATCTACCACACCTGATGGTGTGATGTATGGTATGGCTAGCCTACCCTTATAACTCTCGTGTCCTGGAAGAGCGTCCTTCACTATCCCCAGGTGAAACTTTTTCACTTCTTCTACCGAGAGATGACGGCTTGAAAGATACTGTTCCGCCAGATGAATGTGTTGAGCGTATTGTTCTGTTGCCTGCAAGAGAAATGCTCTCTGCGAATTTGATAGCCTCACTGTAATTACCTCCTTGTTTATATATAATTAAATCGTATACATCGCCTTGTACTTCACAACCAAAACATTTAAATCTTTTATCTTCGAAGTTAAGTGCTGCTGATGCATGCTTATCACCATGAAAAGGACAACGCATCTTGCGCCAACCATGCCCCTCCACTGGCAGGGTGGCGCCTATATAACTTAAATAGGCAACGATGTCATGCTTGTCCATTAATCTTCCTAATTAATTCTATCCATATTTTTGCTGGCATACTTGCGTACCATTCTCCTACATCTCCTTTGCCTCTGCGTTTGTGTAGTACTGTGCCTGTCCATGCTTTGTCATTCTTTATTTCTATTTCTAATTCTTTTATCCATGTAGATAAGTCTAAACGATAGTGGTCTTTAACTTCTATTGTTACTCCATTGACACCACTGATGTCTCCTTTATCTAGTTGAGCACCTGCTATTCGCCTGTCTGCATACGGAAAACCATTGATTTTAAGCCACTTCACGACATCTGACTCGGCTCTACTGCCCTTAGCCTTGGCTGGATTGCTCATCTTGTAACTCCATCATTATGTTATGGAATGCATATATCATTCCTTTAGTGTACTCATAGTTGCGTATATCTTCTTTACATAGTTTACATTTAATATATGCAACACCATCATTATCTATTACTTGTTGAAATGTTTTTATTTTTTTAGATAGCATAACTATTATTTCATCGTTACTCATAGTAGTTCTTGTTGTGCTGTATACCTAATCATAACATCATCTAGATGCATAGACTCAGGATTAAATGAGAGGGTAACATAGTTACTACCTGTCTGGTCTGCCTTACCATAACGATTCTTAACTGGGGCTACACATAAAAAGTTGTCATCTCCTTGTTTCATCTGACCAATAGTTAATACCATTGCTGGTATCTGATTAACTAATCCTTGGATAGATGACCTTGACTGACAAGGATAACCTTCAAATCCTTCTTTAGTATGGTGTAGTACTAACACGGCAGCATTGGTATCTCTGGCTAAATACTTAAGTTCTTTCATTGCAGCACGCATACCTTGGAACTCTTCATGTCCGTCCATTGCTATGTCCATAAGATTATCTACAACTATAAGTGTAGGGCTTCTACCCCATACTGTTTCGAATGCAGATACTTCTTCATCTAAATCTTTTAATGTAGGTGTAGATTCAAATGACCAGAACAAATGATTGTTTAGTAATAATATTTCATTTGCTTTTTCTGGGTCTTTCTTTAGTAGTTGTTCTGCTGATTGCTGGCTCATGTTGCCAGCCATTGCTATCAAACGCATAGCCATGGTATGTGCATTGGTATCCGCACTGAAGTAGAGCGTTGGTAGTTTAGTTCTAGCAGCAATTGCTAATGCAATTGATGACTTGCCTGCACCTGGGGTGCCTGCTATTACTGTTACCTCTGCTCTGCGTAGTATGATTCCCGCTCTTTCAAATGCTTGAAAAGCAGGGGGCAATGGTTCGCCCCCCACCTCTGCTTTATTGATAGAGCGTCTAAGGGTTTTCACTTAACCTGTTCTGCTACAAATGTACTCCATGCTGCGTCTGTTGTCTTGAGATAAACATTTTTGCATTTATCAAACGCACCCTTAGGAGCAGCACAAAAGTAACCACGATATGTTGAGCCATCTTTACCAGTACCTTGTATTGCAGTCATGTGTCCATGTGGGCAGTTGCGTCCACTAAGCGATGCAGTTGAATTATCTATTGGTGAAATGCTTGCGCCTAGTGCTGATGCAATTGCTCCTACTGTCATAGGTGTTGGTACTGTGCCACGGATTGCTTGTTCTAGTTCTGTTGTGGCTGATGTGATGGCTGCTAATCCTGTTGCAACCACTGCGTCTAGTTCTTCTCCGTTACTTGCACGGACTGTTACTAAACTACCTGATGCTGTCTTGATTGTGATACTGATTGGTGCTTCTGAGTGAGACACTATTTGTTCTCCTGTTCGAATGTATAAGAAAGACCTTTTTGGTCTCTCCATTTTCTTGCTTTCATAGATAATTGTAAACCTTTAAAGCCTTCTTTAATATCTACCCACACTAACTTGCATGTGCCTGTTCCTGCAGGTAAATGGATAATGATTGCTTTGTCTTTGTTTACATCACCCCATGTACTACGGGTTGCCGTAGCACCATCGTACGGCAAGCCGTTAGCATAGATTGCTAACTGTATTGCTATGTTATTAGGATGGTCTATTCGACCTGTCTTAATATCAGCAATAAATAACTCACCGTTATACTCAACAAGTCTGTCTGGTGTACCAGCAATCTTGTATTTATCTAGCACACTGAACTGTTCAATGAACTTATTGTTGAGAATCTTAGTTGTTTCTTCATATGCCTTGATGTCTGGTATCCACTGTGGTGGTACGACACCTAAGTCTTGTCCTAAATCTAATCGTTCTGCTAATGAGTGTATGGCTGTGCCTATGTTTGCTGCTTTGTTTGCACCTGCTACTTCCATAGCGGATTCAATCAAAGAGTTAACTGCCATCTTATCTTCTTGTGCTGCACTAATAGATAACAATATGTCTGGCCGTGTAGTTAAACCTATTGCTGCCATCCGCATCTTCCATGCTACTAATGCTGACGCATCATCTAATGAATTAGCAACTGTTGTTGCTCGTGTATAGGCTACTGGTTTGCCACCTGTTGGTGGCACTACTAGTGGTCTGCCGTATCTGTCTCGTTCTATTACTAACTGTGCCATTGCTCTCCTTTATTTATGAGTTGCCCTGAGAAAGGAGATAGCCGAAATCAGGGCACTCAAGATTAGTGTATCACACTAGGCTTCAGGATACGCTGAGTCCATTGAGACATCATCTAACCAGATGTCGCCATCTGTGGTTAGGTTAAGTTCAATGTTGTCTCGGATAATATCTTCGGCTGCATCTTTGTTAGGTGCTTCTATACCTGTAACTGTGGCTGTGATAGTCACTGTTGCTGACCATGATTTAGTTAATGCTTCAGCACCTATGTTGATGAGCAGACAATTAACATCATCTACTTCAGATAAAATTTCTAATTGGTCTGTTTCATATCTAGATTGAAAGTGTTCTCTTACATCATACTGTGCACTTTTGAACTTGCGTTCAACCTGTGCTAGTTCTATCTTAAGTTGTTCTTTCTCTTCTATTAACTTAGTAAGTGAGTCATTAGTAAAGGTATACTTGATACCACCTACCTGCATAGATACTGTTGGTTCAGAACCATCTAGTTCTGTATAGTACATTGTCATGCCATCTCCTTTTGTAGTTGTCTTGCTCCGTGAGCATACCACCATGTCATTGCAAAATCAAATGACCTATTATTAAATTGATAGCACCATTTTTCTTTGTGTAAATGATGGCAACTTCTATCTTTATTGCCTGAATAGATAATTACTTTGCCACCATACTGGTTGATTTCCATCATGATATTATCAGCAGGAATACCAGCGTCAAGTAATTTACCTACCCATACCCTTACTCTGTCTTGGCG